CAAGGCACACGAAGTCTGAGTTCGCATCATACTTATTGCCAGCATGGATGGTGGGCCGTGATCCGAAACTCAAGATCATTCAAGCAACGCACACAGGAGAACTCGCAATCAGATTTGGTCGTAAAGCCAAGAACCTAATCGACTCAGAAGATTATGCAAAAATTTTTAAAACAACTCTACAAGAAGATAGTAAAGCAGCAGGACGTTGGGAAACATCACAAGGTGGTGAATACTTTGCCGCCGGTGTTGGTGGTGCGATCACTGGACGGGGTGCTGATTTATTAATTATTGATGATCCACATTCCGAGCAAGATGCATTGTCCCCAACAGCTCTTGAATCAGCGTACGAATGGTACACGTCAGGTCCACGTCAGCGTTTGCAACCTGGTGGTAAAATTGTACTTGTAATGACGAGATGGAGTAACAAAGATTTAACTGCAAAATTAATTAACAATCAAAAAGAAGCAAAAGCTGATCAGTGGCACGTGGTCGAGTTTCCAGCAATCATGGACCAAGGAACAGATAAAGCTCAACCTGTTTGGCCTGAGTATTGGAAACTAGATGAATTAGAGAAGGTTCAAGCAACACTGCCCACGGGCAAATGGAACGCGCAATGGATGCAAAATCCGACAGCTGAAGAAGGAGCTATTCTTAAACGAGAGTGGTGGCGTATCTGGGAGAATGATTGGATACCAACATTACATCATGTAATACAATCTTATGATACAGCGTTTCTTAAAAAAGAAACAGCGGACTACTCTGCAATCACCACTTGGGGTGTATTTTATCCTGACGAAGATTCAGGTGCTAATTTAATTCTACTTGATGCAATCAAAGGTAGGTACGAGTTTCCTGAACTAAGGCGCTTGGCCCTTGAACAATATAAGTATTGGCAACCTGAATCTGTGATCGTAGAGGCAAAAGCATCAGGTTTACCACTGACATATGAGCTGAGAAAGATGGATGTACCTGTAATGAACTTTACACCATCAAAAGGAAACGATAAGCATGCTCGTGTGAATTCAGTTGCACCTCTCTTTGAATCTGGTATGATATGGTGTCCGGAGCAGAAATTTGCAGATGACGTCATGGAAGAGTGCGCTGCATTTCCGTATGGGGATCATGATGACTTAGTCGACTCGACTACACAAGCCATTATGCGATTCAGGCAAGGTGGACTTATAGATCACCCTGAAGACTATGTAGATGAACCACGTGAGGAACGTAAAAGGAAATATTACTAATGATAAAATTTGGCATGACTATCAAAGAAATAGCTGAACAATTAGTCAAAGGTTTTTTTAAAGTTAAAGGCAGAATGCCTACTGCTTTAGAAAAAATGAAGATTGAAAAAGAAACACTTGATAGATACATGGAAATGAGAAAAGTCATGGACATGAAGGGTAATCCAATTGATCCAAGTAAACCAATCATGGGCGGATCACAACAAGGTGAAGCTCTTAAATCAGGGATCATGAAAACAACAGGTGCTGGACCTAAAAAAGTTTTATCTGAAGACGAAATTAGAAAAAAATTAATAGATCAAAATAAAAAAAATCTTGAATCTATGAAAAGTAAATTAGATGATTCTGAAGATTTTGCATTAGGTGGCCGTGCAGGATTTAAAGATGGTGAAGGTATCATGCAGATGGCTTCCGATCCAGATATCATGGATGAGAGAAACGAATTATCGTTACAACTATTTAGAAAACCTATTGACCTATTAACACCAGAAGAAATGGATTTATTAAATGATGAAGTTGAAAGACTTATGCAGAAATTTTCTAAAGTTGATAGAGGAGCACCATCAATTACATTAGCAGATGGTGGACGTGCAGCATTTAAAGATGGATTGTTAGCTAGAATGATGGAAGGCGTAAAACCAGATGGTGGAATGTTTAAAAGTATTTTTGCAAATAGAAACGCACCTTTTCTTTCTGGTTTTAACACTGCAGAATTATTTGACATTGTATCACAGATTTCTTCACTTCCTGGTTTAGCAGATGGTGGACGTATTGAATACAAGGACGGACCAAAAGATCCTAGAAGAAGAACTTTCATGAAAGCTGCTGCAGGTATTGCATCGATGATACCACTTGGAGGAGCTAAGATTATAGGAAAAGCAGCACCGGTTGTAGCGAAAGCTGCAGAGATATCAGGACCAGCATTAGCTAAGATTGTAGATACAGTCATGAGCCTTGGTAAATTAATTTCTGTAAAGGGTAGAAGAGTTAAGGAGATGGTGACTAAGAAAAAACATGAGGGTGTTGAGGTCACAGAAGATATTCAAGATGGTAGTTACATAATCAAAAAAGGTGATAAAGAAATTTATTACAAACCTGGAAGACAAGATGAAATGGGTATTGACGATGATATCATAGAGGTTATCGATAAAACAGTCACTAAAAAAGCTGGCGGCGGTGTTGCCAGATTGTTAGGTGAGTAATGGAAGACCTAGATAAAAAGATTATAGAGTTGATGGATCTCTTCGACGGAGAGGTCATTCCCGCAAGTCAAATGCCAAGACCAGAAGAATCTCTAAGAAGAGAGATGTTTGAAGATGCGAATGAAAGATTTAACAAAGCTGATGGTGGGCGAATTGAATTTAAAGTAGGTACCCCCTCTAAAAAAGAATTAGAAATAGCTAAAAAAGTTTATGGAACAAAACCCGAATTTCAAAATAAAATTGGTTTAAAACTTTGGGAAGCAATAGGTGCAAAAAAAAGATCAAGAATAAGAGAAGGCACAGTAACAGGTCAAGCTGTTGGAATGGGTAAAATTAAAAAAAATCAGTTGGGTAAAAATGACTTTGTAAAGTTAGCAAATCAAAATAAAGGTAAAACTTTTAAAGAATTTGCTGAAATACTTAAAGGTTATAAAACAAGAGATGGTAAAGATTTTACAACTCAAAATATTTCTGAAAGATTAAGCAACTATAATTTAAAAAAATTTTTTAAAAGAGATCCAGCGTTGGGAGTTTCTGATGCAGCAAAACAAAAAGCTTTTGTAACAAGACAAAAAAATTTAGCTATGACTGCTCCTGTTAAAGCAGGAGGGACAACAAAGTTTCCATTTCACCACATTAGACAAATTGGAGGAGAAGTTCCTTTAACAACAGATGATCTTGCAATTATAGATCAACGTTTCAACAGTGTAATAGGTGGTAAATATAATAAGAGTTTAAATAGAACAGCTAATGCAATTACTAAAAATTTAAGATTAGCTTTAGAAGCTATGAATAATCAAAAAGAAAACTTATCTCTTAAACTTATGAAAAAAGTAGATGAGTTAAATGATTCAGCAGAAAAAACTGTTAATAAAGCTATACAAGAATTACCAGCTAAATTTAAAAAATATGTTGGTTTTAATAAATTTACTTTACCAACAAATGAGTATGGTTTTCCAATAAGCAATGAGCCATTAATAATTAAAAAAGTTGGAGGTATGCCAGTAACAAAAAATGCAGTTCCATTAACTGACTTAACTTTAAGTCAAGAAAAAGTTCTTAAAGATACAATTAGAAAACAAGCGGAAGCCGGTAGAGTAGGTCCAGTGAAACTTTTAAAAAATTTTATAGATATTGCACCATTACCTGGACCACTTAAAGTTTTAAAAAAATTCGCAGATGGTGGTTTATCAGGTGGAGATTCATCAGGCCCACCACCAGAAAGAGGCCCTAACTCACAAGGGTTGCTATCATTAATGAAACATGCTAGAAACTATTAGGAGTAATAAATGGCAGATATAGATAAAGGACTCCCTAACACTCGTACAAAACTTGATATCCCTTCAGATGAAGAGATGGCAGAAGAAGTTAGTGTTCAGGAAGAAGAAGCAGAACAAAAAGGACCAGTCGAAGTAGTACCAGAAGAAGATGGTGGTGCAACGATCGACTTTGAACCAGGTGCAATCAATATACCTGGAACAGAATCACACTTTGATAACTTAGCAGATATTTTACCAGAAGAAAATTTAGAGCCGATTGGAAACGAGATGGTTCAAAATTATATGGACTACAAAGGTTCAAGAAAAGATTGGGAGAATGCTTACACACAAGGTTTAGATCTTTTAGGATTTAAATACGAAAACAGAACAGAGCCTTTTCAAGGAGCTAGTGGTGCAACTCACCCCGTTCTTGCAGAAGCAGTAACACAGTTTCAAGCACAAGCTTACAAAGAATTATTACCTGCGGATGGTCCTGTAAGAACAGACATCATAGGTGTAAAAAATCCTGGGACAGAACAACAGTCTGAGCGTGTTAAAGATTACATGAACTATTTGATAATGGATCAAATGAAAGAGTATGAATCAGAATTTGATTCTATGTTATTTCATTTACCATTAGCTGGATCAACTTTTAAAAAAGTTTACTACGACGTACCAATGGGTAGAGTAGTATCTAAGTTTGTACCAGCAGATGAATTAATCGTTCCGTATACAGCTACCTCATTAGATGATGCGGAAGCGATTATTCACACAGTTAAAATTTCAGAAAACGAATTAAGAAAACAACAAGTCAATGGATTCTACGCTGATGTAGAATTAGGTCCTCCAGGTACAGATGTTAATGGAGAACTAAAGAAAAAAGAACGTGAGCTAGAAGGCACAAAGAAAACAGGTAAGAACGAACCTGTTTATACTTTGTTAGAGTGTCACGTAAATTTAGACTTAGAAGGTTTCGAAGATGTTGGAGCAGATGGTGAACCAACAGGAATAAAATTACCTTACATCGTAACAGTCGAAGAAGGTAGTAGGAAAGTTTTGTCTATAAGACGAAACTATGCGCCCAATGATCTAAAGAAAAATAAGATCCAATATTTTGTCCACTTCAAATTTCTGCCAGGACTAGGATTTTATGGCTTTGGACTCATTCACATGATTGGCGGATTGAGTCGTACGGCAA